CGTGGAATTCGCGCAGTATGCCGCTCTCCAGCACATCTATCTGGGCGACGCGGTGCGCGTGATTGCCCGGAAAATCGGCATATCGGTGTCCATGCGCATGACGCAGTACACCTACGATTGTCTGCTCAAACGCTACACCAAGGTGACGCTGGGCAAGGTGGCGGACGCCATCGAGGGCAACACCATCTCCGGCAGACAGCTGCCATCCGGGGTCATCACCGGCGCAAAGCTGGCGATGAACTCCGTGGGCGCGGGGCAGCTTCAGAACGGCTCGGTGGGGTCGCTGCAGGTGAAGATGGCCGCCATTGAGACGGCGCACATCCGCGACGCGGCCATCACGAATGCGAAGATCGCCGACGCTTCCATCGACAGCGCGAAAATCAAGGATGCGGCTATCGGCTCTGCCAAAATCGAGGACGCGTCCATCGGCACGGCGAAGATTGCGGACGCCGCCATCACCACGGCCAAAATCGCCGACGCGGCCATCGGCAGCGCGCAAATCAAGGACGCGGCCATCGGGACTGCACAGATTGACAAGGGCGTCATCCATTCCGCCCACATCGGCGACGGCGAGATTCAGACGGCGAACATCAAAGACGCCGCCGTCACCAAGGCGAAGATTGCCGACGCGGCCATCAGCTCCGCCAAGATCGAGGACGCGGCCATTACCAACGCGAAAATCGACAAGGCGGCCATTGACAGCGCGAACATCAAGGACGCCGCCATCGGCTCGGCGCACATCCAGAAGGCGGCGGTCGGCGAAGCGCAGATTGCGGACGCTGCTATCACCCGCGCAAAAATCGCCGACCTCGCCGTGGGTACGGCGCAGATGGGCGACCTGTCCGTCACGACGGCGAAGATTGCGCAGGCGGCCATCGGCTCCGCGCAGATCAAGGACGCCGCCATTGAAACGGCAAAGATTGCGCTGGGCGCGATTACCGCCGCGCTCATTAAGCAGGGCGCTATCGGCACGGCGCAGATTGCCGACGGCTCCATCACCGACGCGAAGATCGTCTCCCTGAGCGCGAACCGCATCACCGCGGGCACGCTGTCCGTGGAGCGGCTGATTATTCGCGGCAATGAGCAGAGCCTCGTCTACGCCATCAACAACATGGGCGAGCTGACAAGCACGCAGGTGGACACCATTGACGGCTATGTGCTGACCGAGCGAACCATCACGGCGGACAAGATCGTGGCGCACAGCATCACGGCGGCGGAGATTGCCGCCAAGACCATCACAGCCAACGAGATTCTGGCGGGGACGATTACCGGCGCGGAAATCGCCGCCGAAACCATAACCGGCGCGAACGTCCAAGCGGGAACGCTGACGACGGACCATGTGGCGGCGAATTTTGGGGAGACGCTCGACCTGTCCAGCAACACAGGCATTGTGCAGCGCGTGGAGTACGCGGATGACCAGACGGAGATGCGGTCGCTGATTCAGACGAAGGCGGACGGCGTGCTGTCCGAGGTCAAGGCGAACTACACCGCCGCCGAGGACACGGAAAGCCTGCGCAGTCAGCTTTCCTCGCTGGCCGAGCAGACGCAGGACAGCTTCACTTGGACGACGACGCAAATCAAAGAGCTGATTGCGAACGCCGAAGCCGGAGACAGCGCCACCGAGGAGCAGCTCAAGCTCATTCAGGACTACATGAAGTTCACGGACGGCACGCTGTCCATCGGCAAGACCGGCAACCCCTTCACGTTCCGCGTGATGAACGAGCGGCTGGCGTTCTACATGAACGATTCCGAGGTCGCTTACCTCTCCAACAACAAGCTGTACGTCACACAGGCGGAAATTCTGACCCGGCTGCAAATCGGGAAATTCGCGTTTGAGCCGCAGACGAACGGCAACATGTCCATCGTCTACACGGGTTAAAGGAGGCAGAGCATGGCGCTTACGGCCACATACACGGCGAGCCTGCGCACCCTGAGCTATACGGCGGAGGGCGTGATAGACAGCAGCGAAGCCACACAGGAGTACTACACGGCGGGCGCGAATCGCGTTGGCCTTTTGCATTTCCCCGGCATGAACATGACCAACAAGGTCATCACCGGGATTCAGATTACCGCCACCGCCAGCCGTGCGGGCTACGGTCTGGGACGCGACAAGGTGGTCTACCTGCGAGCGTCCAATTATCAGGCGACGTCCCAGTCCGGCGTGAAGGGCAGCGCCTTTGTCGGCGCGTCGCTGGGCACGTTCGTCGGGCAGTTTTACGGCAACACGTCCTCCTACACGCTGTCTGGCGGCCTGCTGACGAATCTGGCGAATTACTTTGCCGCCGGGAACAACACGGTGATTCTCTACAATCCCGACCCGGAGCAGTCCTCGCAGGTGTACTCCAAGAACTATCTGAAATGGACGGCCGCCAGCATCACGATTACCTATCAGGAGGCGGTCAGCCAGCCCACGCTGGAAAACAGCACCGTGACGATGGGCACGGTCATGCGGATCGCCACCAACCGGCAGAGCACGGCGGCGACGCACACCCTGCGCTACAGCTTCTTCACCGAGAACGGCACGATTGCCACGGACGTTGGCGATTCCTATGAGTGGACGCCGCCGGTATCACTGGCGGCGCAGATTCCGTCTGCCGCCTCCGGCTGGGGCACGCTGCTCTGCGACACCTACATCGGTGGGACGCTCATCGGCACGAAGAAGACCACGTTCACGCTGGTTGTGCCGGACAGCATTGTGCCGACGATTTCCGCCGTGACCTTTGAGGAAGCGACGCAGGGCGTGGCGGCGAAATTCGGCGCGTTCGTGCGCACGCGCAGCACGCTGTCCGTGTCCATCACGGCGGCGGGCGCGCAGAAGAGCACCATTGCCGCCTACCGCACGACGCTGAATGGCGCGGTCTATTCGGGCGCGAGCTTCACCACCGGCGCGCTGAACGTCGCCGGGGACAGCGCGCTGACCGTCACCGTCACCGATTCCCGCGGGCGCACGGCGACCGTCACGAAGACCGTCACGGTGCTGGCCTACGACCCGCCGAAGCTGACGGCGTTCTCCGCCGAGCGCTGCACCGAGGACGGCAGCGCCGCCCAGATGGACGGCACAAGGGTGCGCATCACCGCGTCCGCGACGGCTTCCCCGGTGGGCAATAAGAACGACATGGCGTGTACGGTCTACTACCGCACACGCGGTGCGGAAGCATGGGCGACAGCGCAGAACCTGATTCCCCTGAGTTACTCCATTGGGGTCACGAACGCCCTGCTTCCGCAGACCTTTGATGTGCTGAGCAGCTACGAGCTGAAGATTCGCGTCACCGACACATTCTACTATGTGGAGCAGTCGGTGGAAATCGGCACAAAGCAGGTCATGATTGACCTCTATCAGGATGGCACGGGCATCGCCTTTGGCAAGGTGGCCGAGACGCCCGGCGCGGTCGAGTTCGGCTGGCCAATTAAGCTGACCGAGCCGCTGGAGGTTTCGCAGGGCGGCACGGGCGCGAACAATGGCGCGAGCGCCTGCGCGAACATCGGCGCGGTGCAGAAGAGCGGCGACGTCATGACCGGCAATCTCCAGATCAGCGGGCGGCTCTATCCGTCGCTGTATCTTCTGCCCACCTACAACGACACGAAGAACCGCGTCGTGTTCGAGGGCAGCTATTCAGGCGCGGGTTCTTTTTCCGCGTGGGAGGACAGCAGCGGCACAAACCGCCGGATGCTGGAAGTGCGCACGGCCAAGTACAAAGCCAGCAAGGACGACGCGGTGGTGCTGCGCTGCGTGGAGAACGGCAGCTACTACAGCTACCGCCTGTTCCACGCGGGCATGGCGACGCCGGTTCCCATCGCCAACGGCGGCACGGGCGCGAGCACGGCGAAGGCGGCGCTGACGAATCTGGGTGTGTTCTATGCGGAGACGCTGCCGGACACGGGCGATGACGGGCAAATCTGCCTTGTCCCCGTGTAAGGAGGGCGCATGAGCAGTACATTCAGCGCCACGGCGAACAGCAACACCACCATCGGGTACGTCTGGTACGGCTCGAACGAATGGGCGATGGGCAGCAGCGAGGGCGCGTGTCAGGGCGCGTACATGGCCACAAAGCCCAGCCAGTCCCGCGTCGGGCTGATGCTCTTTAACGGCGCGGGCGCGGCGCTCAGGGGCAAGGTCATCCAGAGCATCACGCTCAAAATCACCTGCTCCGGCGCGGGCTCCGGGTCGAGCGGCAAGGTGCTTTCCTTCCACCGGGCCAATGTGCAGGCGTTCGACAAGTCCCTGCGCGGCTCCGCGCAGGTGGGCGCGGCGCTGGGCACGCTGACGGGCAAGTTTTACTCAAACACGACCACCCACACATTGAGCGCGTCCAGCAACGCGGCGTTCTTCGCCGCCCTGCGCGCCTATCTGACCGAGGGAAATTCCGCGCTTGTGCTGTACAACGGGGAAACGTCCAAGGCCGACGGCTATTCCGCCAACTACGCCCGCGTTACCTCCTGCACCCTGACCGTCAGCTACATCGACGGCATGGCCTATGTGCGCGTGAACGGCGCGTGGAAGCAGTGCGCCGTGTGGATGCGCGTGAACGGTGCGTGGAAGCAGTGCGTGCCGTACTACCGCAGGGACGGCGCATGGGTGCGCGTATAGGGAGATCGCCGCGATGAGCGGCTTTTTCTATATCCTATTCGGGGAGGAGGAATCGAAGATGGACGGAATCACCGGGGGACAAATCTACACGGCGGCGCTGGTTTTTCTGGCTGGCTGCGGCGCTGTGACCACCATCGGCAAGGCCGTCGAGGTCATCCGAAACTGGCGCAAGCCCGCGGACAGCCTGAAGCACAAGGTCGCCAGACACGAGGAACAGCTCGCGGCGCTGAAGGAAGGCCAGCGCGTCACCTGTGAGGCGCTGATGGCGCTTCTGGGACACGAGCTGCACAACGGGAATGCCGACGAGATGCAGGAAGCGTCCCGGAAGCTGAACCAGTATCTTGTGAACCGATAATTTGAGGAGGGATTTTTCATGAAGTGGGAAGACATTCGGCGGAAGCTGACCAGCCGCAAGTTCTGGCTGGCCATCGGCAGCTTTGTATCCATGCTCATTGTGGCGCTGGGCGGCGCGGAGGAAACCGCGACGCAGGTATCCGCGCTCATCATGGCGGGCGCGTCGGTGATTGCTTACATCATCGGCGAGGGCATGGCGGACGCGGCGAGCGCGGGCGGCGTCACCAACATTGATGGTGCAGACGTGTTGAAAGCCATTGAAATTGTGGACGAAAAGGGCAAGCAGGACGACCATTCGGGCGACGGCGAATAAGCCGCGCCCCTTATGGAGGGTATACCATGTACGATGTGAACAGGGTGCTTTCCGTCGCGGAGGCGGAGGTCGGCTATCTGGAAAAGGCGAACAACAAGAATCTCGACGGCAAGACGGAGAACGCGGGCGACAAGAACTACACCAAGTACGCCCGCGACCTCGACGCAATCCCCGGCTTCTACAACGGCCGCAAGCAGGGCTACGCGTGGTGCGACGTGTTTGTAGATTGGTGCTTCGTCACCGCCTACGGCAGGGACGCGGCGCTGAAGCTGCTGTGTCAGCCGCTGAAGAGCGCGGGCGCGGGCTGCCGATACTCCCGCAGCTATTACAAGGCGAAGGGTCGGCTGTTCAGCGCGCCGCAGCCGGGCGACCAGATTTTCTTCTGGCCGAAGAACGCCATCGGCGGCCCGGCGGTACAGCACACGGGGCTGGTCTACAAGGTAGACAGTACCTATGTGTACACCATCGAGGGCAACACCTCCGGCACGTCCGGCGTGGTCGCCAATGGCGGCGGCGTGTGGAAGAAGAAGTACCGGCTGGACTACAACCGCATCGCGGGCTACGGCCGCCCGGACTACGGCAGCGGCGACGGCGCAGCCAGCGACACGCCGGTCACGCCCGCAGAGCCGAGCGCGCCTGAACCCACGCCCGAAACGCCCGCCGCACCGGCGGGAACCGTGACCATCGTATCGGAGGGCGGCAGGGTGAACGTTCGCGTCGGCAACGGCACGAAGTACACGCGAATCACCGCCGTGAAGCCGGGTAAGACCTACCCGTGGGTGGCGACCGCCGAGAACGGCTGGCACGCCATTGAGATTGCCGGGAAGGTCGGCTGGGTATCCGGCGAGTTCTCCCGGAAAAACTGAACACACACAGGGACGGCCGCAGATCGCATCTGCGGCTGTCCTCTTGAACTGATACGGAGGTGAACGCCAAGTGGCAGAGAAGATTACCATTTCCGCGCCGTTTTCGCAGGAGACGCGCTCGCTGGGGCGTATCGGGCGCGTGGGCGAGAATCTGTCCCGGCAGATTGTATTCGACTGCTCCAGCGCCCTGACCGACCGCCCGAACGCGAATATCATCTGCGTCATTCAGCGCACCGGCGACAAGGAGCCCTATGCGGCGCAGATGACCCGCGTGGGCGATACCGGCAGCTACAAGCTGGTGCTGACCAACACCGAGGTCGCCAAGTCCGGCAGCGTGCGCTTCGAGCTGCGCATGGTGGACGGCGAGGAAATCCTGAAGGCCGCCATCTACACCGGCACCGTGGAAGCGTCCATGTCCGGGATTGGCGACATGCCCGGCGAACCCATCCCCGACGCGCTGAACCGACTGGAAACCGCCATCTCCGAGGTGGGCAAATACGCCGACCTGAAGGAGGAGGTTGAAACGCTGCAAACGAGCGGCACGAGCACGGCAGAAGTGGCGGATACTAACGCCGTCTCTATTCACGGCGCGGATGGGGTGTATGACCTGAGCAAGGGGACTATTCAAGCACGCCTAAACACGCTGGAAGACGGCGATGAACTGAAAGTAGAAAAAGCATCTATTAATGCGCTATCCATTGTAGGCGAATCTTCGTTTTCAATTGGCGTGATGTCAATAGCGGCAAACTCTACAGTGGTGGTACAGTCCTCGATACAGTTAAGTATTCCTACAAAACCGGAAGATTATTTTATTACTATCCGTCCCGACAAAATAAATGAAGAAAACTCTTCCGGACTGCTACTATTTTTTGACGTTATATATAAATCTGCCGATTTTGTAGTCGGTTATATCGTTATTGTTAATCCGACTAGCGCGACAATAAAGACTACAAATTTTTACAACGCCGGAAAAGTATACGCAATAGCGCCTGTCACTTCCTCTTTTGTTACAAACGTTTCTGGTAATGTCATTTCCGGAGGTTCAGGAGATGTTACAAAATCCTATGTAGATTCGCAGGATGCGGCTCTTGACGCGAAAATCACGACAGCCATCAATGCCGCGAATGCTAACGGCGTTTCAATTCACGGCGCAGGCGCTGCGTATGACAATACAAAAGGGACGATTGCCGCACGACTGGAAGCGCTGGAGGCGGGCGGCGGCACGTCCAGCACGAAAATCGCGAACGGGACAGGTATGGCACAAGTGGGACCCGGTAAAGAGCTGGTTGTTGACTACAGCGCAACCGGGTTCACTTCCGCGCCGGTTGTCGTGGCGAGCCATTGCCAGACTGGCGACAGCGACACGGACACATCCGGCATTGTCAAGGTCTTGAGCGTGACCAAAACCGGGTGCAAAATCAGCATCATCGGCGGAACGACCGACCATGATTACCCGGTTTCATGGATTGCGACAGGGACGTAAGAGAGGGGCGCACACCCTTCTTGCAGAGCAATTTGCTACCTATTCGGGGGTCGCTGCCCAGCGCAGCGGCTCCCGAAATCACTATAAGGAGGTGCCCTGTGACTGATTGCAACGCCTTGCGCGCCACCTATTCGCCGGATGGCGAGACGGTCACATCCGAAACGCGCTGCGGGCGGACGACACTCTTTTCCTACGACGGCTACAATCGCCTGATTCGCGTGGACGACCCTGCGGAAAACGCCACATGGCGCTATTGCTACGATGAACGCGGCAATCTCACCGCGAAGACGCGCCACATGTTCACCATCGGCACGCCGGGCGCGGCGCGTGAGGTCATCCGTCTGCTCTATGCGGGCGACCGACTGTGCGCCTATGGCGACCAGCCGCTTGTCTACAGCGCCGCCGGAGAACTGGCAGAAGCGGGCGGCTGGCGCTTTGAGTGGAAGTCCCGGCGGCTTTCATCCATGCGCGCCGACGGAAAGACGCTCACCTTCCGCTGCAATGCTTCCGGTCGGCGCCTGCAAAAGCGCATGGATGCGAGCTGGCTCCCTGTCATCACCTCCTACTCATGGCGGCAGGACAGGCTCGCGCAGATGGTCATCGCCCGCACGGGCTATGACGAGATCGAGCGGAAGACGACGCTGCGTTACAGCTACGACGAGCGCGGCTGCCCGGAGAGGGTCGAGTACAACGGCACGGCGTACACATGCCTGTGCGACAGCGCTGGCAGTGTGGTCGCCTTGCTGGACGGCTCCGGCGAGACAGCCGTGTCCTATGACTACGACGCATGGGGCAGACAGCTTGCCGTATCCGGCCGTCTGGCGGGCACTCTGGGCGCAGACAACCCGGTGCGATTCCGCGGGATGCTCTACGACCCGGAAACCGGGCTGTACGACAACGGCGGCGTTCCCTACTGCCCGGAATACGGGCGGTATCTGACGGAGCCGTATGTATTCTCCGGCAACAATCCCCATATTCCGCGTCGATGAACCGCAGGGCTGCGCCTGAGCGCGCGCCCTGCTTTCATATGCCCTCGCAGAAGGGAGGTGGTGTGAATGTTCATTGTATGATGCCGGTTTCCCTGTAACTGTATACTCATCGAATGAGAAACAGGAGGCTTTTATTATGTTTGAAAATGGCTTTGCTACGCGCACCGAATCTGCGAAGAAGTGCATCTTCCCGGTGATCCATCAGCTGGACGCACTGGGTGACGCTGCCTACGGCGGCCGCTTCTACGATGGCGATATGAACGTGCTGCATGTGAACATCCTTCCCAATGCCCGCACGAATCTTGCCGCCACACTGCGTACCGATTTTCTGACGGGCGAAGCGCTTACGGATTTCGACAAGCACATCCAGTTCCACGTTGTGAAGTACAGCCAAGCTCAAATGAATACGCTCCAAGAGACTGTACGCAAGGAACTGATGGGTCACGCAGGCTTTGGTATTCACGAAGTATATTACGATACAAAAAGACACAAATTAATTATCGGTGTCGATGATGCTTCTGAAGAAGCCCGCGGAGCAATACTAAATGAACTTTCTCGGTTTGGTTATACGGATGCGGACATGGTTGCGATTCAGAATGAGCCACGCGCCTATACGAGCGGAGTATTTGACTTTACAGGCGATCCTGTTGACATGTCGCATGGGGTCCCGGATCGCGTACTCGATGCAGCGGCAAAGGCAGGTGTTTCCGTTAAGCCCGGCTCTTGGATTGGCAATGGTGCTTCACTCAATTCCATTGTCGGCATTTCTTCCATTTGCACTGGTTTTCTTTACAACAACCAGCCCGGCTTCCTTTCCTGCGGGCATGGCAAGGCATCCGGCCAGAAGATTTTCTATCAGCCTGTTCCGAGTTCCGGCAGCTATCCGTCAAACCTCTGGAATTACAGTACGTCTAACCTCGTCGAGATCGGGCAGACAGTGGCTGTCAGTTTCAATTCTGGGGATGCCTATGATTATGCGTCGATTATCCGCACAAATTCCAGCGCAAACATGAACAGCAAGAATTTTAAAGGAGGTACGATTGACGGTGACAGCGGTGTCCCGGCCAACGGTGAACTGATGGCTGTTTGTGGGTGTGCAGATGGTGCGGTTTTTGGTGAATGCCTTTCCAGTTCGACGGTTATCGTAGTTGACGACACCGTCCAGAAAACTAATATGATCAAAATGAGCAAGCCAATCACGCCGGGAACGAGTGGCGGCTCTGTTGTTTATCAAGATGATGAAAGTAAGAAAATCAACCTGACCGGTATCGTGACATCTTACAGTGCCTCGTATTCTTACCATGCAAAATACAGCCTTGTAAAGAGCAGATTCAACCTTACTACGGTGTATTGACTTTTTTTTTGCAATCTGTTAAAATACTGGCGAGGTGAGTATTCGTGAAGTTGTGTAGAAAAACATTCGCCATTATTGTAGTGCTGTTGGCAATGGGATGCTGTTGTGCCTTGGGCGAGGAACGTTCTTGGACTAACGATGTCGAACGTTCTTGGACTAACGATGTCGAACGTTCTTGGACTAACGATGTCCGAGCTGTTCAAACTCCCGAACTCGGTGATTCCTCCATCGCTACTACGGCACTGGTCGGATTTGCCGGACTGGCCTTGACGGGCGCTGTTGTGGCGCACAAGAAGGCCAGAAGCAATGCGCAGTAATTCCTCGACAGGCAATCGAAGTCCACGGGGGCGGCGGGACAAGAAGCGTTTCTGGTTTTGCTTAGAAGCGGCTTGTCTCGCCGCTTTCCTTGTTGTTGCGATTACGCTTGTCATCCGCTTCGCCCGCCAGAATCACCGTGCCGCCGAGGAACGCGCCGCACAGGAGGCGCTGACCCGGATTCAGACCGAGCAGACAATTACACCCACAACCGCGCCGTCGGAAGCGCCGCCACAGCAGATGTTCGCTTACGCGCAGGAGCTTTTGCAGACCAACCCCGACCTTGTGGGCATGGTCGGCTTCGACGACATGGCGCTGTACGTCTGTCAGGGCGAGGACAACACCTTCTACGCGTCTCACCGCTTCGACTGCAGCGAAGACCCGGCAGGCATGATTTACATGGACTGCCGCTGTTCCGCGTGGCCGCTGGGCCAGAACACCATCCTCTACGGGCACAACATGCGCGACGGTTCCCGCTTCGGCAAGCTGAACCGCATGACGGACGCGGCGTATTGGGCGGAGCATCCCTGTGTGCGCTACGCCAGTCTGTACGAAATTCGCGACTACCGCCCCATCGCCGTGTTTTACGCCAACGTCGATCCGACGGCGGCGGATTACTTCGACTTCGCCGTGACGGATTTCCCGGACGCGAACTCCTTCAACGCCTATGTGCAGGAAGCGAAGCGCCGCTCCGTCGTGAATCTCCCCGCCACCGCGCAGTACGGAGACAACCTTCTGACCCTCGCTACCTGCTCCGAGGAAGGCGTAGGCGGACGGCTTGTCGTTGTCTGTATGCCAGCCGAATAACACCATCGCCCCGCTCCGGCGGGGCTTTTTTCATGCCGATGTTTTGCCGCCGCTGACAAAACATCGGCATGACCTCACGAAGATGACGCCCACCATTTCCGCGACCTCACGAAAATGGTCAGCGCGTCACGCCTTGCCACCGTCCTGCCCTTCCACGCCCTTTCCGCTCCCGTTGCCTGCCCAAACGCAGAACGGCACACAGGGGCGTTTCTGTGCGAAAGAGGGCATATGAAAAAACGGCCGTCTTCCAGCTGCGAACAGCCGGAGGGGGCATGGTGGTGTGTGTCTGTCCGCCCTATATATAAATAAAAAAAGAAGAAGAATTTTCCCCTATGGGTGTTGTCCGCCGGGTGTGTGCGTTTTTGTATAGTTTGTTGTCCGCCTTGTCCGCCTCGTCCGCCTTGTCCGCGTTGTCCGTGTCGTCCGCCCCGTATCATATATGGTATGGCGGACAACAGGCGGACAACAGACAGGGGGCTTTGCGAATTTGTTGTCCGCCCTGAAAAGCCCGACATATCAAGGGTTTGCGGGCTTGGCGGACAAGGCGGACAACACGGACAACAGGGTGGTCAAAATCGTGTTCTTGTCCGCCCGTTGTCCGCCTGAAAAGGGTTTAGGCGGACAACAGCCCATTTGGCGGACAACGATTTTTCGCGAGAATTTGTTGTCCGCCTGTTGTCCGCCAAGGGCATTTGTTGTCCGCCTGAAAGAATCTCCATCGGGATGGACGTGTTCTTTCGCAGAGAAATTGGTTTGACGTTTCCCCTTGTGCCGTGGTATAATAGAATCAGGAACGGAGGATACACGCAATGGAGAGCTACGAGAAAATCAAATATGAGCCGCTGGCCGATTCGGTATTTAACTACCTGTTTTCCGACAGAGATATGAATATCTCCATGCAGGAGTTTATCGACGGCGTGCTGACGGATGCAGGCGACCCTCTGATTGGCAAAGTCAAGGCCATTCAAACGCAGTATGATGTGAAGAAGCGTGTGTTTGGCGCGCACGGCGGACGGTTGGACGTTCGGGTAGAGGCCGCCGACGGTTCGCTGTTTGACATTGAGGTACAGGCCTACTTGGAGCCTGCCATGAACGACCGCTCGTGGTTCTACGGTAGCAATCTGATGAGCGAAGAGTTTCTCGAAGGGCAGACCTACAACAAAGTTCCAAAAGTGCGCGTGATTAACCTGCTGGACTTCGTGCTGCGCCGGGATCATCCAGACCTCTTGCAGCCCATCAGCCTGATGTATCGGAAAAGCCCTGCTCCAGCATCGGATGCATTCCGTATCTACAATATCGAGCTTCCGAAGTTCCGTGATACTAACCCGACGCTGGAAAGCGTCAAGAATGACCCTCTGCTTCGCTGGCTGTATCTGCTGGACGAGGGCTATAAAAGCGACCATGAAATGGAGGTGCTCAGTAACATGACCGAAGGAATGAGAGCCTTTGCCAAGCGCTATCAGGTTTCGCTCAATGACCCCGACCTGCGTCGTATGTATGACTACGAGATGAGCGCCAAGCGCGATCAGGCTTCGCGAGAGTATAACGCGGAGATGAAGGGCCGCACGGACGTGATTCGCGGGATGCTTCACAACGGCATTTCCGTCGATGTCATTTACAAGTGCGTCGATGCGCCCCGTGCAGATGTAGACGCTATCATCGCCAAGATTCGAGCGGAGGATTGACGGATTGCACATCACCCTAATCCTGCATTTTTTGAAAAGGTCGCAGGAGAGCGGCGGGAAATTACACCCGTTTTTACACCCGTTTGGCATGTAAAGCGTGATTTGCCCCCTATCAAATACGACAAGGATTCCGCTGAATTGTGCCGTTTTTGATGTGAGATATGCTCAATTAGATATATTGAACTCCGGTTCAAATCCTGTCACCTCGACCATCGCCCGGTTCTTCAAAACGAAGAACCGGGTTTTCTGTTATCCACAATTCGTCCGAAATATGCCGTTTTCTGTGGATATTTCGGTGTTTTTGCAAGTTCCGCGCTGTCAAACATCCAGAATTAACAAATGAAAAGCGGGCGCAAAATTAATTACACCCGCTTTTACACCCGTTTTGGTTTTCGCTTTTAGGCATGTTGTATATCGCTTTTGATTCATGCCCCTGTTTTTCAGCCCTGCGAGGACTTCTTTGGGCGGCCTCTTTTAGCAGGCTGCACAAATCCAAACTGCAGCGCCGCCCGCGCTTTCGCCGCGTCCGTGTGCCGGGTATCGATGTGGCCGCGTGCAACCTTGCCCACCTGCGGCGGCAGTTCCGCCGGTGCGGTCGGCTGTGCGCCGTCCAGAAGGCGGTCGAAGGTCGCGTTCATCAGCGTCTTGGCGCGCTCCTGCTCGCGGTCTACAACATGCCCGTACACGCCGAAGGTGTCCATGTCAACGCTGTGCCCGACGAGGTCTTTTATCATCTGTTCCGGCAGGTCGTTCTTCATCATGCTGATGTAGGTATGTCGCATTTCGTGGATGGAGCTTTGTATGTCGTGGGTGCGGCAGAAAAACTGCCATTGCTTATAAGCTCGATTCGGGTCGCTGCGCTCTCCCCATTCATCGGGGAAAATCCACTTCGTGCGGATGTCCATCGCGTCCAGCATCTCCCGCTGCGCCGCGAGGGTCTGCATGGCTACGTCAGAAAGTACCACCTCGCGCTGGGCGTTGTCATTCTTGCCCATGGTCTGCTCATTGAATTTGTTGATGCTTCGGCTGATACAGATGACGTTGTCATCGAGGTCTTTCCACTGCAGACCGTACACCTCGCCCCGGCGCATCCCAGTCAGCACCGTGAACCGCCATGAGTGAATGTAGAACGCCTCCTGCAGCTTCCCGCGCTTCTCCACCGCGCTGTTGGTCATCAGCTTCTCCACCGCGTCCGGCTGGAGGATTTTTTTCTTTTTGGGCGGCGGCGCTTGATTGACCTTCAGGTCACGATCCTTTATCGGAACTGTTTTCCAGCGCATCCTGTCCGCATAAGCCAGGAACGCCGTGATGCTGCTGCGCACGTTGATGGCCATGCGCCGGGATAATCCCTTGCTGATGACCGCGTCGATGCACTTCTGCCACTGCGCCGGATAGATTTTGCTGATTTGCGTCGCCTTGATGTGCGGCAGGATGTACAGCCGACCGGCGGATTCGTGGTTGGTGTAATTCCCGCGCCCGCTGTGCTTCTGCAAATCGTCGAGGAACAGCTTCCACGCCATGCGGAAGTCCATGTCCTCTGCGCCGGATTCCAGCCATTCGTCGGCCATTGCCTCCACTTCGCGCTTGCCCTTTCTGCCGGGCGTGCTGCTCTGGAAGGGCTTGCGCACGCCGTCTTTCTGAACCTTCAGCAGCCAGAGCTTGCGGCTCTCAATCCAGATTGCCTCCGAGCGCCGCTCCGTTCCCGTCATCTCACCGTTCCTCCTTTTCTTCCTGTTCCGGCAGATTCAGCGGCGGTACCTGAAGCATGGCGCACATAGCCACTCTGATGTGCTCCGGCGCGGCCTTGTATGCCTTTACCACCTCGCGCGCCCAGATGTTGGTGTAGTTCCGCACCGGGTCGCCGGTATCGTCCTCGCCGATCAGGTCGGTCGGCTCAATCTGAAGCGCCTCTGCCAGCTTTGCGATTCGGTCGCGCCGCATATTCGCTATGCCGCCCGCCTCCCAGCGCCGCACCGTGGTCTTGTCCACGCCGACTATCTGTCCGACCTCTTCCAGCGTCATGCCCAGCTCTTTCCGCCGCATTTTGATGATGTCTGCAATCTTCATTTTCATCTTCCTTTCTTCGCGACTGTTCGTTCGCGTATTTGCCCTTATTATACCGTCAAAAAGGCATTTAAGCAACAAAACGAGGGAAATAACCATAAAATTTAGCATTTTCGCCACTTTACCCCTTGACACTCCCAGTTTTGTATGCTATAACGTGTTGCGTAAACGCCACTTCGTTTCTGAAAGGAGGAACGGTAATGAACAAGAATCTGCTGCTCGCGAAGATGCTTGAAAATGACAAATCCGCCGAGGACATCTGCGATGCGTGCGAAATCAGCATGAGCGCATTCAGCCGCAAGGCAAACGGTCATTCTCAGTTCAAGCAGAGTGAAATCACCACCATTAGCAAGTTGCTTAACCTGACCCCTGAGCTTGTGATGCGCATCTTCTTCGAGTAATTCTTTTGCGTCAAAGTTGCGTTTCCGCCACTTGTAATCAAAGAAGAAAGGATGAATTGGCATGAGGCCCTACCACAAACTGCGAACGGAGCTGTACATCGGCGGCTACACAGAACCGCTGCTGGCGCGGCGGCTGCGAATCGGCACGGCGACGGTATCGCGGAAGCTGAACGCGAGGTCGCCGTGGACGCTGGCCGAGTGTTATCAGGTGATGGATCTGCTGGGCAAGCCCTACGAGCAAATCCCGCTGATTTTCCCCCGCGACGGGAGAAACGAGGAATCCGTATGCAGGCGCTGACGGAAGCCCAGCGGCGTATGGTCGAGCAGAACATCGGGCTTGCCGGTTGCGCGGCTGTGCGTTTTCGGCGCAGCGGTAAGACCGTCGGGCTGGAATTGGACGACCTGTTCTCCATCGCCTGCATGGGGCTGGTCTACGGCGCACAGCGCTACGACCCTGCTGTCAGCCGACCGGGCACCTATCTGTACGACTGCTGCGAGTGGGCGCTGCTGACTGAGCTGCGCCATCGGCGGCGCAAGTGCCGCGCTGGGACGGTGTACAGTCTGGACAAGCCCGTGGTAATGGGGCACGAGGTTGTCACCTACGGCGACCTGCTGATGGCGGATGCCGACGTGGAGGAGGAAGCCCTCACAAACGTCATCCTGCGACGAATGATGGAACTGTCCACGCCGCGTGAGCGAATTGTCGCTATGATGTACGCCAATGGCGCAACGCAGGCGGAAATCGCCCGGTCGCTGGGCGTCACGCGGTCGGCAGTATCCGCCACAATGGGCCGCCTGAGAGAAAAAACTATCGCGGTATTTGGAGAACCCGCGAGCTGAAAAGAAAGGAGTTCCCCCATGACATTCGAGATTGCATTTTTGTTGGTGCTGTGCGGCCCGGTCATTCTGGCCGCCCTGATGTGGCTGTGCGGGTGGGCTGCCGACGCTTACGACTACCACTCCATGCGCCGGGCGATGAAGCGGGCGCGGAAGCACGGCACTTCGCCGATTAAGCCGGGCATGACGGCGATGATGATCCGCTGCGACGCGAGCGAGAGAAGGAGATTCTGATGGTCAAGGCATTTCTGGATGGCGACGAGGTTCGTCTGACCGCCGAGCCGAGCGACATTCCGACCATCAAGCGGCTGCGCAGCGCATCCCGCACCAATCGGATGCCGCCGCTGACGTGGGTCATGCCGCTGACCTTCGATTCGGTGGAGGAGCTGCGCCGGGAGAAAATCCCCTGCAACTCCGAGCTGGCGAAGCGCGCACAGGCGGTGCTGGCCGCGCACCGCTTCGTGGACGCGCAGAAGGCGGCGGATAAGGTGGAACCCATTCGCCCGATTCCGATAAAAGAGGGATTCAGCCTCTTCAATCATCAGGTGAAGGCATTCAACATCGCGCTGGCGCTGTTCGGGTACGACACGCAGCGCCCTACGAAATAAGGAGGTGATGTCCATGTACATGTCCAATGATGGCGGTTCCTGCGCCTTATTTATGGACATGGGTTTAAGGCACTGGTAAGAGCCTGACCTCGGTCATGATTGCCGGGAGGCTGTTCCTCGACGGGAAGATTCGTCGGATGCTGGTGGTCGCGCCGTCGTCGGTCTGCCCGGTCTGGCCGAGCGAGTTCCGCAAATTCGGCGCGTTCCCGTCCCGCGTCGCAGTCCTGCAAGGCGACAAGAACAAGCGGCTGGCGGCGCTCAGGTACGTCGAAGCACCCGCGATGCCCGGTCAGCGCGACCCGCTGCGGGTGGCAGTCATCAACTACGAGAGCACATGGCGGCTGGAGGACGAGTTGAAAGCCTACGACGCCGACCTGATTGTCTGCGACGAGAGCCAGCGCATCAAGAGCCACACGGCGCAGCAGTCGAAGGCCATGCACCGTCTGGGCGCGGGCGCGCGGTATCGCATGATTCTGACGGGCACGCCCATCCAGAACGACACACGCGACCTGTGGTCGCAGTACCGCTTCCTCGCGCCGAACGTGTTCCCGGCCAGCTACTACGCTTTTGAGAAGCGCTACGCGCTGATGGGCGGCTACGGGCAGCATCAGTACCTCGGCCCGCGCAATCTGGAGGAACTGACCCGCAAGGCGCACGGCATTGCCTACCGCGTGACGAAGGCGGAGTGCCTTGACCTCCCGGAAAAGACCTTTGAGACGAGGGAGATTGCGCTGGAGGACAGCGCCGCGAATCTGTACCAGCGCATCAAGAAGAACGCCGTCGCGGAGCTGGAAGGCGGCGAAAGCATCACGGCCAGCATCGTGCTGACGCGCCTGCTGCGCCTGCAGCAGATTACCGGCGGCTTCATCACGGATGACGATGGCACGACCACGAAGGTGTCCTCCGCCAAGCTGGACGCGGTGGCGGACATCGTGCAGAGCCTGTGTGTGGACGAGGGAAAGAAGTTGGTCATCTTCACCCGCTTCCGGGCGGAAATGGACGGCGTGAGCGAGGCAGTGCAGAAGGTTTTGGGTGGAAAGCTGCAAATGGTGCGCATTGCCGGGGACATCGACATCGCCAAGCGCGGCTCCATCGTCGAGCAGTTTCAGACCGACCCGGACACGCGCGTTTTTGTCGGCCAGATCGACGCCTGCGCGGAAGGCATTACCCTGACCGCCGCCGATACGGTGGTGTACTACTCGCTGACGTTCAACATGGCGAAGTATGCGCAGTCGCAAGACCGCATTCATCGTGTCGGCCAGCGGAACATCTGCACCTACATTCACCTGATTGTGCCGCACACAATCGACGAGAAAATCATCAGCGCGCTCGAAAAGAAGGTTGACCTCGCGAAGGCCATCACGGACAACTGGCGCTGGATGCTGGAGGAGTGAGAACGATGAAAAGGGCCGAAATCATTACAGCCCTGCTTGAACAAGCACGGGACAAAGACACGCTGGCCAACTACGACCCGAACAGCATCTTCACGTTCGACGCGAATGTGCTGACAGAAGCCGCACTGATGCTGTTCGCCGTGAACGACTGGGTATCCGTGGAAGACGCGATGCCCCCCAAGGACACGGATGTCCTTGTATGGCTGGGAGCGCTGAAAGCCATCACCATAGCGCAGTATGACGGTAACGGCGAAGGGCTGGAAGCGGACGAATCCAACATCACGCGCCATGTGACGCATTGGATGCGGCTCCCAAAGCCGCCGAAAGGAGGCGCGAGCGATGCTTAACCCGAAACCATGCCCCCTGTGCGGCGAAGCCACACTGAAAACGTGGCGCACGATTATCCCGTCCACGCCCTTGCGTTATCAAATCGAGTGCGCCTCTTGCCACTACTGCGGCAAGAAAGCCCTGACAAAGTGGGGCGCGATCTGGAAATGGAACCGAGAGAAAGTTTGGGAAAGGACGGAATGACGATGCTTGATAAACACTCCTACCCGCATTGCCCGTGGTGCGGGCACATGATGCAAAAAAAAATGTTTATCCCGCGCAGTGCCGCTTGCGGAACATATTACGGAGCATATTACCGCTGCATCAGCTGTGGTGCGCCGTCGCCGGAGGGCCATGGCGCAAGCGAAGAAGAAGCGGGAGATCGGGCGTACAAAGCGGCCACAAACGCTTTTTGCAATCCGGGGAGTCGGCTGCTGACGATGGAAGAGGTACGGGAAGAACGGCTTGTGTGGGCAGTGCCCAAAGACAGCGATTCGCCCTTCCTGCTGTGCTGGTATGCGGAAGATGATATGTTTGACTTCTTCGTCGTACTGGAATCACCTTTTCAGACGGACGACCAGACGAAGCCGACGATCTTGAAGCAGTTAAAAGTACCGCGAGAGTTCGCGGGTGCGCGCTTTTGGCTAAGGAAGCCGACGAAGGCGGAACTGGATAACGTGAAATGTGAGGATGAAAATGAACGATAACAAACAAGCACCGCGCTGTCCGTACTGCGGCGCAGAGATGCGCTTGGAGGACAACGAGGATGTGCTCTACGGGCTTTTCGCGGACGAGGAGAAAATGTACTGGTATCAATGCAATACGCCGTCGTGTGGCATTCACAGCCCTGCTTGTCACACGAAAGCCGGTGCCTACAAAGCAGCCATGAAGCGCTACGAGGAGCCGAACCGGGTGCTGACGCTGGAAGAAGTGAAAGATGCCTACTTCAACATGAAAAAACCGATTTGCTGTGAACTCATGTGGCTCAACAAAAAGAAGATTGCATGGATAGCGGATGCAGCAGTTCCGTGGGGAAATGTGGCGCACATCATGGAGAGGCAAGAACCGAAGTGGAAGGACTACGGCAAGACGTGGCGCTGCTGGCTGTGCAATCCGACAGATGAAGAGCGAGCAGCAACGCCGTGGGAGGGAGAAAAGGACGATGACGACTAAGCCGCGAAATCGCGTTCTGACGTTTGCCGAAGCAATCACGCAGAACCAAAAGACGGCGCGTGTGTGGCTGGAACGTCGCGATAACAGCTCGATTCTCGCGTGGTTCAAGATGGGCGGAAATTTGTGGCAAGTCATTCCTTACTACAATCTCGGAATTGGTTCGTTTTTTGTCTATCCCACCACTTACGGCGTAAAGTGGCGGTGCTGGGAGAAAGAGCCGACGCCGGAGGAAATGCAGGACACGCCGTGGGAGGAATGCTGATGGCCAACCGAAAAATCGACGCCATGCACCGCGAGTACGGGACAGACTGTGCGCACAAATGTGCAGATTGCACGAATCTCTGTGTTTACACGGCAAACAAAACGTGGTACAAGTGCGCGGTATACGGTGTAAGCGGGTCTGCGGCGAGTGATTGGGCGAAAAAGTGGACGGCTTGCGGGATGTATGGGAAGCACTTGCCCGCAGACCATGTGCCGCTCATCAGGCGATTACCGCGTGCGAAACGGCAGGAGAAACCGCTTGATGGGCAGATGGGATTCTTGGAGGAGGAAAAATGATGGAGCGGACGGAGAAAATTGGCTTTGCGGAGTGGTGTGCGGAGTACCGAAAGACACTGCCGGAAAGCAAACGCGATTACCGAATTGGTGATTTTTTGTCGGATATTGATTCTGACTTGCTCCAGAATCCTTTTATGGCGGGATGCTGTGACCGCACTCGGTGGCGCGATCACATTTATCATCACGCTTGCGCTGGCGCAAAGGCGGCGTTCCGCAAGCTCTGGAAGATGTACGAGCAGGGCACGAAAGAGGCAGGGAAAAATCAATGCTGATGGAGCAGAAAAAGCCACTTGGCTTCGGAGAATGGTGCCGCGAGTTCTATATGTGTGAGCTGAAACGTGACAGAACAACGGTATTCGAGCAGGTTGCGGTGGAGGCTTCTTATGCCGCTGGAACTTTTGCGGAATTGGAGCAATGCTCCCTCAAAGAGCAATGGGAACGGTATTTCACGATACAGTATGCCTCTCTTGGAATGCGTACTTTCCGCAAGCTGTGGCGGGTTTACAAGCGTGAAACGAGGTGAAAAGCTGATGGAAATGGTCACGTTGCCCAAGGCCGTATTGCTTGGGACGATTACCGGGCTGTTTACCGCCGGGCTGGTGTTCGCGAGGGACGAGCACCGCTGCGGAACGCTGGCCTTTATTATCGGAGCTGCAATGAACAGCGCCCTGTCCATCCTGCTTCTTTTGGGGCTGGAAGCGCTGGAAAACTTCGGAGGTATCTGACGATGCTTGATAACTGGATTCCCGTCTCCGACCGGCTGCCGGAGAAAGGCGCACTGGTCGTGGCGCTGTGTCGCTACGAGTTTTCGCCCGACAAGTATTACATCACGCACGAGCGGTATGACCCGCGCAGCAACTTCTGGCGCGACGGTTCGGCGCGCTACTGGGTGCAACTGCCGGAAATCCCGGAGGTGGAACCATGACCGAGCGGCTTGTGATTTCCGGCACAATCCCGCGCTGGGTGTCCCGCCTTGCGAAGGAATACCACACTTTTCAGGGGGACAGACACATCAAGGCTCTCCGCGTATGGTCTCGCCTGTCGGACCGCTCCAAAACGCCCGACTGGGTGCTGACGCGGTTCGTGAATCAGGCGGGCGTCCCCTACAGCGCGGTGCTCGACGTTTCGCCCGACAGCGAGGGCAAGCTCTACATGACCGAGTTTCTGTCCGCCCCTCGCGACCGGGAGGAACGGATGCTGCATCAGTGGCGCAGGATTGTCGAAGAGGACGAGGAGGAATGAAGCCATGCAGACCCAGCCGCCCAAGCTCCCGCCCATGGCCCCGCGCACCCGTGAGATTTTCCGCGTGGTGTTCGTTTTCCGGCAGAAGTATCAGCACCCGGTGAACACCGTCGAGTGGTGGGAAGCCTGCTGTAAGGAAATGAGCGCCATCAGCCAGCATTTCCAGAACGACGCATTCTGTAACGACCTGCTCGTTGCCTGCTACACGGACATCGAACGTGAGCTGAAAGGAGAGCGCATCCCGTGATTTACCATTGCCGGGCGCGGTCGCCCACCGCGTAAAACGTCGCCACTCTGTCACCGCTTATAAATAGGAAAGGATGAGACACATGTCCGAAATGACACCCATGAGTACCCTGACCGAGCGCATCGGCGCGCTGGCGCAGCTGAAGGAACTGAAAAACGAGATTGCCGAGAACCTGAAGTCCTGCAATGCCCAGATTGAGCAGGCGGAGAAGGAAATCATCGCGTCCATGCTGGACTTGGCGGACGCCGCCGGTCTGGACGACCCGTCCGGCTTCACCGTGGATGTCGCCGGTCGGCGCTATGGAATCAAGGTGAAGCCCTTCTACTCCATCCGCAAGGATCAGCGCGACGAGGCGTTCGCTGCCCTGCGCGCGCTGGGTCTGGGCGACCTGATTGTGGAGAAGGTGGACGACCGCACGCTGACCAAGGCGCTGGAAGAAGCCGCCGACGAAGAGGGCTGCCTGCCGCCGGAGTACGGTATCCTGCCCGTCAGCGTGTACGAAAAGACCACCATCACCGACCGCAAGGTTGCGAAGTGAGAAAGGATGAGGCACATGTTTGCGGATAACAAGGTTCTGTCCTTCGTGGATTCTCTTTTCAACGAGGCGCGCCTGAACGACGAGCTTCCTGCCGTGCGCACCCCGCAGGAGGGCTACGGCATCATGGCCGAGCGCTTCCTGTCCGTCGCATCCAGTACCACCGGCGCGAAGAAGGCCGTCGCCGATGCGCTGGAAGCCATGTCCGAGGGCGAACGCGACACCTTTGTCGGCACCTGCGACCGCGTGTATTCCGCATCCGTTCAGGTGGCGGACGCCGCGCTCAGGATGGCCGCCGCCATGCAAAACGTCGTGACGCAGCTGTCCATGTACGAAGGACAGAGCGCCGCCGTCACCCCTCTGGAATCCCTTGCAAGCAACGACAACGACGACCCCGATAACGAGGAGGAGTAATCAATGGCTACGAAAATGAATCAGCTGGCGGTCATCGACCACAGCAATCTGCTGCCCATCGTCCCCAGCGCGGAAGACCTCGCCGCCATCCGTGAGGAGCTGTCCGACATGGATCGCGTCCCCTATGGCCGCATCAAAATCGCCGCTGGCGGCGTGAACATCTTTCAGGTTTTTGAGCCGGGCGAAGAGGAAGCCGCGCCCGCGCAGACCATCGAGGGCGTGATTATGCTCTCCCACAAGTCCAACGGTCTGTGGAGCAAGCCCTTCGGGAGCGGGGACAGCAAAGTGCCGGACTGCTCGTCCATTGACGGCGTGTACGGCACGGTGACGGAGACCGGCGAGATCGTGGAGTGCGCGAGCTGCCCCTGCAATGCTTTCGGCTCGGCCAAGGGCGGCGAAGGGCGCGGGAAGGCCTGCAAGAACATGCGCCGCCTGTACATCATGCGCCGCGGCGACATCTTCCCGATGGTGCTGACGCTGCCGCCGACCGCCCTGTCCGCCTACGACAGCTTCCGCACGAAGGTCATGCTGGGTCGCAAGAAGATGGCCAACGTCATGACGCGAATCAGCCTGAAGAGCGCGGCCAACAAGGACGGCGTGGCATACTCCACCCCGATTTTCGAGGCGGTCGGTGTGCTGGACGGCGTGGAAGCCGAGGCGATGCGTGCCTATTCCGACGCGCTGAACAGCTCCGCTCTGCGCATGGGCGTGACCGCGGACGACGCGCCCGCCGACGTGCAGCAGGGCGCAGCGAAGCCCGCCGCGACCGTGGTGGACGCGGACGCCGCCGCCGAGGTGCAGGCTGCTTTCGCCGAGCAGGACACTTCGCAGGACGATTTCGCGCCGCTTGCGTGACGGTTGAATTTTCGGGCTGGGAATCCGCTGGATAGGAAGGACATGCATTTTCTATCTTGAGGAATCGGGTTTTGTATGGTTACATGACCATAACAAAAGCGCTTGCTCCGCACGGTGCGAACCCTGCGGAGCAAGCTGCACCGGGAGTGATGTACGTTGAGCGTTTTTGAGCAAGTCCGGCAGATTACGGCGCTGGAAGCGGCGGAGCGGCTGGGACTGAAGCTGAAAAAGAACGGTTCCAAGCACTGGGCGTGCTGCCCTCTGCACGGCGAGAAAACCGCGTCGCTGTGCATCTACGATGAGGGCACATGGTACTGCTTCGGCTGCCACAAGGGCGGCGACGCGGTGCGTCTGTATCAGGAGATGTACGGGCTGGGCGCGAAGGACGCGGCGCTGCGGCTTGCGGAGGACTTCGGCATCCGGGTGGATGACCATTGGACGCCGCCGAAGGAGCGCAAGCCCACAGCCTTCGATCTCGAACGGGCGCTGGAAGCCCGGCGGAGCGCGGAATGGTCGAAGCTGTGCAGCGCCGTTCACCGGGCGAACGCGGTTCTCTCAAAGTACGACGCGCACCCGGAGAGCGCATGGGACAGCAAGGAGTTTATAACCGCCCTGCAAGCGCGGACGGCCGCGAACGAGCGCCTTGACTGGCTGTGGTCAGCCACGCTTGCGGACTTGGCGCTGGAATATCGGGAGGAGAAACAATGTGAGAGACGAAGAGCGCCAAGCGCTGGAGGCGCTGATGGCGGAAGACCCGGCGATAGCGGCGCTGGCGGAGACGGGGCGCAAACTCCCGCCGCCGGAAGCCCGTGCGCGGCTGGCAGTGCCTCCACCGCAGGCGCTGCCAGCGTCCACGCCGCCCCCGCCGGAACCGCCGAAGCTGGAGTTTTATTCGGCGGCGAGCCTGTACGGGCGCACCATTGAGCGTCCGCCCATCATCATCAACAACCTGATCCCGGCGGGACTGACGGTGCTGGCGGGCGCACCGAAGCGCGGCAAGAGCTGGATGGCGCTGAAGATGGCGCTCTGCATCGCGTCCGGCGAGCCGTTTCTGGGGATGGCGACGTCGAAAGGCGCGGTGCTGTACCTCGACCTCGAATCCAAAGCGTACCGCGTACAGGATCGTCTGAGCAGGCTCATCGTCGGGCCCGCGCCGGAGAATCTGTACTTCGCGCACAAGTCCGAGCGGCTGGACGCAGGACTGATGGAGCAGCTGAAGTCGTGGGCTTCGCAGGTGCAGCATCCATCCATGATAATCATCGACACGCTGGGCCGCGTGAAGAGCGGTTCCCGCAAGGGCGAGAACGCCTACGAGAGCGACACGCGCATCTTCGGCGAGCTTCAGGCGTTCGCAATGGAAAACAAGCTGTCCGTGGTCGTGGTTCACCATCTGCGCAAAGACACCGGCAATAACGACGACTATTTTGAGCGCATCAGCGGCTCGATGGGCTTGACCGGCGTGTGCGACGCGGTGATGGCGCTGGCAGGCAAGCGCGGCGAAGAAACGAGCATCCTGAAAACCAGCAGCCGCGATTTTGAAGCACAGGACTTCGTGGTTCGCTTCAACGGCGGCGCGTGGGAGCTGGTATCCTGCGACAGCGCCAGCTATCAGGATGAGCAGGCGTACCGCAATTCCGCCGTCGTGCGTGGGGTTATCGCGGTGGCCGAGAAGCACGGCCAATGGCAGGGTACCGTCGGAGAACTTCAGGCGGAAGCGTGCGAGGTTTCCGAGCTCCCCATAGCCATGATGAGGTCTAACGAATTCGGGAAGGAACTGCAACGGTTTGTGGAGCCGCTGCTACAGAAAAATGACGTCCGCATCAGTATGCGGCGCATCGGCAAGAACCGCAGCCGGGTGCTGACGGTGGAGAAGGTCGGGCAGAATCCCCAGACGCTGATGGATTTCACGTCCGTGCCGAACGACGACGTTCCCTTTTAAGGAGGACTAATTAATGAAGAAACCGAGCGAGCAGAACTTTGAGGACGATTTCCGCGCCATGATGCACGAGGAATTCCAGCGCATGGACGCGATGGAGGCTGCCGACCGGCAGCACGATGTGGCGCGGCTGTGCCACGCGGTGCTGGTGCTGATTGATCTGGCTGGTTTCAGACTGTCGGGGCGGCTGCACTTGGTGGACAAGCAAACGGGGGCGCATTTCAAGTGAGCGATGCGTTGAGCATGGAAGGCTGCATCCGCCTATGTGAGGCAGTGTTGGAGCAGTCCGGGCGGGACTACCGCACTTGGTATCGTGCCCTGCTGGAATCGCCGGGGAACAAAACCGCGAAGCAGGAAGTGGATGCGCTGGAGCGCTTCATCCGCTCCCAGCAGTTTAAGCTGTTCAGCATGGGTGGACTCGACCCGGAAGCCACAATCCGCGAGCTGCGCAAACGGGCAGAAGCGACCTGCCGCCGCCCGTATGACCCGACAAAGAGGGGCAAGAAAGGAAACAACAGAATGAGCATCATCAATCGTCCCGCTGTGCAGTGCGACATCTGCGGCGCGGTGAAATTTGCCGAATGGGGCGGGAACGGCATCGGCTGGCTCCTGCCCTCCGGGTGGAGGAACTCCCCCTACAACGAGAATCTCTGTTCCTGCGAGAAGCACCGGGAGCTTGTGGCGCTATGGGATAAGACGCAGGAAACGCCGCCGCAGAGGGGGTGGCATTCGTGAGAGGGCAGCCGCACCGACAGAAAAACAGCGCGCTCTCGAAGGACGAAGTCCGCGACCTCGCCTTTGACAAGGGTTACCGTCTGGGCTTCAAGGAGGCGCAGGCCCACACGATTAAAATGACCTTCGCGGCGGTCTGTCTGGTCTTGAATCGCCGCTACGGGTATGGGCAGAAGCGCTGATATGACGTGCTGACCGACATCGACAAGGAGATGTCGCCGAACGGCCAGCTGACCGTCCGCGGCGCAATCGACGAGGTTTACGAGAAGATCGGGCTGCGGCTGACGTTTGACGATCCGTTTGACCCGGTGGAGATGGTGGACAAAAAGGAGCAGGACAAATGATGACGTTGGGCAGTCTTTTTGACGGGAGCGGAGGTTTTCCTCTTGCGGGGGCGCTCTCCGGCATCCGCCCGGTCTGGGCGGCGGAGGTGGAGCCGTACCCCATTGCGGTTACTCGCTCACGCTTCCCTCAGATGATGCACCTTGGCAGCGTGACCGAGGTGCATGGCGACAAGGTGCAGCCGGTGGATGTGATTACGTTCGGCTCGCCGTGTCAAGACCTTTCAGTGGCCGGCAAGCGCGCGGGCATCCACGAGGGCGAGCGTTCCAGCCTGTTCTTTCAGGCGATTCGCATTATCCGAGAAATGAGGGAGAAAACACATGGACGGTATCCAACTTTCGCTACTTGGGAAAACGTGCCCGGAGCCTTCTCGTCCAACCACGGAGATGACTTCCGAGCCGTCCTTGAAGAGTTTGTTAAAATTTGCGGGGGGGGGGTATACAGTCCCTCGACCTGACAACGGCAAATGGAAAACCGCCGGAGAGATTGTGGGCGACGGTTTCTCCGTCGCGTGGCGGCAGCTCGACGCGCAATACTGGGGAGTGCCCCAGAGAAGAAAACGTATCTACCTTGTGGCAGATTTTGCAGGACAACGCGCCGGAGAAATACTATTTGAGCGCGAGAGCCTGCGAGGGAATCCTGCGACGGGCGGAGCGCCGAGGCAAGGCGCTGCCGCCGATGCTCCGGGAAGCGCTGGAGGAAGCGGTGGCGTTAAGTGCCTGAACCGTGCGGGCATCTGTTTCGCCCAGAATCAGCGCGATGAAGTGCGCGATTTGGGTGCGAAAACAGGGGCGCTTGCAGCGGAGCAGGGAACGCATCAGCAGAATTTCGTTGCGCTGAAATGCCTGAATCCGTGGGATTGCCAGAGCAAGCGCGTCTATGAGCCGGATGGCGTCTACCCTACACTCCCGGCAATGGATTGCGGCGGCGCGAACAATCAGGCGGTGCTGTACGCGCTGGATTCCGTGTCCTCGAACAGCATGAAATCCGCCAATCCGCACAGCGGCTTCCATGAGGAAACCGTTGCAAAAACCTTGCAGGCGGGCGGCGTAGACCCGACGTGCAATCAGGGCGGGAATGTGATTGTCGAGCCGGTGTATGCCTTACAAGGCAACGGCATCGACCGCGCAGAAACCGCCGGATGCAACGGCAGGGGCTGGCGGGAGGACGTGTGCTACACGCTGAACACCATCGACCGACCGGCAATCTGCTTTAAGAGCGGACAGGGTTCAAAGGCGCGGTCAATCGGAGCATCCGAAACGGTCACGCCGACGCTGGGCAGCGAGGCTGGCGGGAACTCCGTGCCGAGCGTCTGCTATCCGCAGGTCGCCCGGACGCTGACGGCAGAAGCGGATGCGTCCCCCTGCATCGACCGTGGCCAGAACGTTGTGTGCTACGACGCACGCGGGAACGGCGACGGGGTGCACGTCCCCACACTGACCGGCGACCATGAGAACCGCGTGACGGATTACACGGCAGTCTGCGTTTCGGAGCATCCTCCCGTCTACGGCGTGGACTGCCGGAACGCCGCGCTGGATGAAGAAAAGACGCACACGCTGCAAGCCAAGGCGAATGGCGGACAAAGCCTGAACTGCACACCCAGCGTTTTGATGGACGGAAGGCCGCCGCGCAAGTACATCATCCGCCGCCTGACGCCGCTGGAATGCTGCCGCTTGCAGGGCTTCCCCGACGGGTGGGGCGTCCCCGACCACAAGGACAGGCTGTCCGACGAGGAGCTGGCGTTCTGGCAGCAGGTGCGCGACACTTCTGCGTCCATTGCGGGGAAGCAGCCCAAGAAATACAGCGCGGAGGCGCTGACCAAGTGGTATAACGCCCTGCACACGGATAGTGCAGAGTACAAAATGTGGGGCAATGGCATCGCACTTCCATGCGCGGCATTCGTGTTGGGCGGTGTCGCCGAAGCCCTGATGGAGGGAAACCCATGACTGTGATTGTGCTGCTGGCGCTGCTGGCATTGCTGGTCTGCGGCGCGTGCATTTTTGTGAACAAGGAGTGAGCCTATGGCGGGCGTGACGCGAGAACAGCTTCTCGCCGCTGTGTCGTTCTGTGCCGAGGGACACAGGTTTTCCGGGGACTGCACACAGTGTCCCCTGCTACCGTTCAATTCCGACGGGAGGTGCTTCTGCACCTCCTGCATCGGGAATCTCCTGCACGCTATGCGGGAGTACATTCAGAAGGAGGGTAAATCGTGATTGACATCGACATGAGCAAGTACACCCAGCTGTGCGCGCGGGATGCGGTGCAGCTGATGCGGGAGCTTATCCAGAAGCCGCCAACCCACAATGGGCGGACACCGCTTCAAACCTCTGCGCTGGCGATGGGCTTCTGCTCCATGAAGCGCCGCGGCCGCACCGAGGGCGCAAACGAGAAGTATCTGGCAATTCTCAGCTACCTCACCCGCAACCCCACCGCGCTCATCTTCCCGGAGCAGACGGTCACGGATGCGCTGAACACAGCGCTGTCCTGTCTGGAAGCGGATGCAGTGGCGGAGCGTGTCGCCGTAAAAGAATTCAAATTTCCACAGCGCTATTGATGGAGGGAAAAGAGCATGATTCAGCAACGAGAGGTCTGCATCTGTGATATTTGCGGGCACGTGGAGGTTGCGCAAGAAAACCCCGGACAATACAACGATGTGTTTTACACCGCCCCGGCGGGCTGGTCGAAGGGCAACGCGCCCTCGTCGGCGGACATTTGCCCGGCGTGTGCGAAGCTGCTTGCGGTGAAGCACGGAAATTCTCGCATCCCAGCTGTGAGTACAGTCCTTTTCAAGGACACCCCGGCTGTCATTCCCGACAGCCTTACTCAGTCCTTTGCCCAAAGGCTGCAGGGCAGTTTGGGCGAAAACCTGACTGCCAATTCCGTCACGAAGCGGGAGTGAAGTGCCATGCCGAAGCACATTCCGTACCCCTGTCCGTTCTGCGGCTCGACCGTCACCGTCGAAGCGGTGCTGGAAGGACTGCTGTTCACCTGCCAGAACATCCGCCGCTGCGGGGCGGCGATTAAATTTGAAAACGACCACTACGCCGAGCACCCGGAGGACGCCATTGAGGCGTTCTCCCGGCGCTGCGGCGCGAATAAAGGCGGGGGACCTCATGACTCGTAAACGCTACATCAAACTTCTGCGTGCTGTGTATACGTACCCTTACCGCGAGAAACACATCCAAATGTTTATTGGCTTCGCCCGCCAGCGGAACAGACCTTATTGGGAGATGCTCGCGCCGGAGCTTCTGCGCGACACATACATCCGCTGCGGCGTGCCGCTGCCGCGTGAGCTGCGGCGCGAATAAAAAAGGAGGAGAATCTCATGACCCGTAAACGCTACACCCGAATCCTGCGCGCCGTTCTTACGGCCCACACGCGCGAGGGCTACATCGAAATGATTACCTCTCTTGCCCAGCTGACGGGCACTCCCTACTCGGAGGTGTTCGCGGCGCAGGCGGAGAATCTGCGCGACCTGTACGTCCTTCGCGGCGTACCGCTGCCGCGTGAGCTTCGCCGCTGGCAGGAGGCGCGGGCATGATGTACACGATTCATGTGGGCGATGCTCTTCTCGCCGAATTTGATTTGCAAGCATTATATCAGCGGGAGACGACGCCATTGCAGGTCGAGACGCTGTCGTCCTGTCCGGCCTGCGGCGTTCAGCCGGATGTCCGCAAGGATGACGGCCGCTGGTACTTGGTCGGCGCGACCCGCGGCTGCCCGGCCTGCGACCGTGTTTGGGCGCTGCCGGATGAGGACGAGATGGCAGACATGCAGGCGCGGGCGACTACGCAGAAACACACTCCCTCTTGATTTGAGGACAACGACAAAAAGGCCGCGCCGCCAGCGTTGATTGCTGACGGCGCGGCTGTTTTGTGTGCTCTTTTATCGAATCGTCACGCCTTGGTGGTAGCGTTCGATGCTTTTCTGCATGGCGGGCATGAGAATCGCTTCCACCTCGTTCTCGAAGCCCAGCGCCCGGTAGGAAGCGACGATGCCGTTGACGTAAGTACTCACCGGCGGGGCACCCCGCTTGAATTTCATCAGGTAAATCAGCCCCTTGATTTGAGAACCATCCATCATCTCCACCGTGCGGGTGTGCTTCGTGTAGTAGTGCGGCACGCCCTCGTAGCGGTCGAGTTTCCGCTCATCATTCGGCTCAATCGTCCAGACGGCGACGGGGACACGCGCGCCTGCTTCTTTGGTGCGCTCCACCGTGGCGTGGAGGTGGAACGCGAGGCGGTAGCCGTTCAGCCAGCCCGTGCCGACGAGCTTCGCATCCGGGCAGCGGAGTGCCATCTGGGATGTGGACATGTTCGAGCCGTAGGCGATGTAGTATTTCGTGTTGGTCATGTTTATTCCTTCTTTCTCCGGGCTGCGCCCGGCTGTGTTTCCGGGGCGCGCACCCGGCTTGATTTGAAAACCATGCGGGGTATCGCTGGCAGTGTCCATCAAAAGTCGTACCCTCGCAGGAGGAAGAAAAGGCATTCTCCCGTCGTAGCGCTGCACACTGCGATGTATTCAGCATCGTAATGCTGCGCCATTTTGATGGCCTGCTTCTTGTCGAAGCAGCCGAGGTCGAAGTAGTCCGGGTTGTCCTTGTCCCGGATGATTCCGTACCATCTCATGTTCGTTTCTTCTTTCTCCGGGCTGCGCCCGGCTGTTCGCCCGGTCAGATGCCGGGCTTGATTTGAAACCTTACTGTGGGCGGTAGACGACCACCGGGGCTTTGAGGATGCGAAGCGCGTCCTCGATGTACTGATTGGAGAATGATTCGTACCTGCTGACGCGCGTGGTTGTGCCACTGGCCGAATGCTTGACATCCCACAGAACGCTTTCCGGCAGCTCCTGCCAGCCCTTGAAGATGAGCAGCGGCTCATAGCCGATGAACAGTTTGAGCCACTGCTTCTTTTCTCTGCGGTACACAACTTTGAGCTGCACCACGTCGGAATGCTGCGCATAGGTGCGCATGGCGTAGCCACAGAAGGTTACCCTCTGCGCAATGGGGAAGCCGAACTCGTTGTGAAACACCAGCGTGTAACGCCCGCCGGGTTGCAGGTCTGCGCTGGCGATGGTGCGCTGCAGCGGCCCGGCGTACTTCTGAATCAGCGCGTCGAAGGCGGCTTTCGCCTGCTCTTCGGTGTCGCAGCGCTCCATGTCCAGCTCATCGCCATCTTCCGCGAGCGCGGCGACCTCGAAGCTGCTTTCCCCGTATTCGGACATATCCGCCGCGTCGATGATGATTTCGCGCCGCTGTGTGTAACCGCCGCCCAGTTTTGCGTGGTACAGACTGCTCATGTTCTTCTCCTTCTGCCGGGAAGCCCGGCTTGATTTGGAAACTATGCGGTGTCCCGCGACCGGCTGTTCTGCCGGTTTCGGCCGGTTCCGCGTCCGGCTCTCATCAGGCGGGTTATTAGTCCCAGTCGCATACGGACACGCCGTCGAATTCGTCTGACCAGTCGCGCTTTTCAAGCCATGCATCAAATTCATCCATATCATAAAATGAGAACCAACACGCGGTTGGAGGGAACCAGTCGGCACTATCGTCGTCCTGCCCCCACATGATTTTCGGGTCGTCCGTCGTGCATTGCGCTTCGATTGAGCGCACATAGCGGCACAGCATTCGCGGCGAATAAGTATTATATTCCTCACAGATTTCGTAGCGGATGTCCTCGACGGTCGTGTATGTGCGCCCCTCAAACTCGATTTTGACGCCTTTGGTGCCCGGAATTACATATTCCTGTGAAAATGTCATTTTTGTGCCCCTCCCTTGATTTAGAAACTTTGCGGTATCCCGCGACGCGCCGCAGCGCGTTTCGGCTGGTTCCGCCCGCCAATCGCGCTTTGCAGGCCATGCGTCGAACTCGTCTTAGCGGGCTGTAAGCGTATCGATGATGTCCCTCGCCTCGGTGGCGGTTGAGACGACATAGGCGGCATATAGCCACTTATACGGGTATTTGTTAAGGCTCTGGCGAACAAATCCCTCTATGGTCACCCCTGTTTTTTCCGCCGCCGCCGCAATCGCGGCTTGCTTGTCGGGGTCGTCGCGGGTAGCGATAGCATCCGCAACTGTCTTTTCGTGCTGCGCCACAAATTTCGAACGCAGGTCTGTGGCGTATTTGATTTGCTTGTCGCTCACGCCGTGAATAGTCGGAAGGCTCAATGCCGCCGTCGCTTCGCGCTGCTGCTTGCGGTAGCAGTCGGCGCAAAGGAGGGAATGAGCTTCCGCCCATTCCTTTTTGCTGTTCGCGTCCCGGCAGTTGAAGCCGTCAATGCGGCGTTCAATGGTCGCGCCGCAATCAGGGCACTTGTAGGTGGCAATTGCTTTTGCCATGGTCAACACTCCTTTCATCTTGCGGTTTCCCGCGACCGGCTGCCCTGCCGGTTTCGACTGGGTCCGCTCCCAGCTCTCATCAGGCGGGTCAGGCTTCCTCCGTCTCCGTGACGCTTGCGGCGTACTCCCGCGCTTCCTGCTCCGTGCGGCAGTATTTGCCGTGGCCGCAGTGGTAGTAGTTCTGCCCGCCGTCCACGCTCGTCCAGAGCTGCGCGACGTAGTTGATGGTTCCTTCGCGGTCGAGCGGGAAGGCACACTTCGTGATGGTTACCTTGTGCATGATTTTCATCGTCTCATTCCTCCGTTTCTTGATTTGAAATCGTTTCCCGCATGTAGCGGTATTTTTTCGCGTCCCAGCGGACGCGGCTGACCAGCCGCCCCGCCGAGTAAACCTCCACCGTTTCGCCCGGTTCTTTTCGCCCGTGCGACCAGCCATGTGCGACCGCGTCGCGGCTGGCGTCGGCATAGAACCGTTCGCCGGACGTGCCGCTGATGCGGATGGTGTAACGTCGTGCCATTACGTTCCTCCGTTCTGCGGGGCGAACCCCGCTGCTTGATTTGAAACCATCAGATGGCGAACCAAGCACGCGGGGTGTCTTTCTCCGGGTGCTGGTCGTAGTCATTGTCCATCCAGCGGTCGAAGGCGGCCGGGTCGCGGCGCTCGAATTCTTCCATGAGCCAGCCGCGGGTTATTGCGACCTCCGGCGACAGGGGCATCGCCTCCGTCATCTCCCAGCTGAGCAGGAGCTGCTCCATCGTCCGCGCCGCCATCGCTGCGCGGGCTTTTTCGCATGCCTGTTCTCTTGTCATCGTGTTCATTCCTTTCCGGGCATGAAGCCCCTCTTGATTTGGAAACCTATCGGCTCCCGCGACCGGCTCTGCCGGTTTCGACCTCTGCCGGAAGGTCATCGTCAGGCGGGTTATCCTACGGCCTGCCGCCGCGCCGTTGCGCTGCCGTGCCGCCATGCGGCGTTGCCGGGCAGGTGCTTGAGCAGGTGGAGACGTGCTGTTTTGAATTCGTCGCCGTTCATTCCAAGCCGGAGGAGCCAGCAGCGGAAGGTGTACGCGGGGTTGTCCGTCTCCGTGGGCGTGGCGCTTGCGCTTCGCGCCGTCAGCGCCGCGTGGCTGATGGCCATGCAGAGCTGGATGTACGCCTTGATTTCTCCGGCGTGCATCGTGCTGTTGAAGGCGCGGAATTCAATCGTACCCTTCTGAAACACACTGTGCAGATTCAGAAGGTGGTAGCGAGTGTTGTCGTAGTGCCGCCGTGCGTGGCTCTGCCAGTCGCCTGCGTCGTACCAGACTCTCGCGAACCCCGGCAGCGTGTCCGGCTTGATGGCGTTCAGCAGATTTAGAAACTCCTGTTCGACTGGCTTGCAGTAACGCGCGCGGCGGCGAGGGTCGATTTCCAGCGCCATCGTCAGCAGGTTCTCTTTTGAGTTGACGATGTTTACCAAATTTCGGAGCGTCCGCGCTGTATGGTTGCCCACCCCGATGTGGATGTGAATGCCGCAGGAGCTGTGTGCCCGTGCGCCGGCCGCCCGCAATTCGCGGACGAGCTGCTGCACCGTCTCGATGTCCTCCCAGCGGCAGATGGGGCTGACGACCTCCGTCTGGTTTGTGCTGATGTCCGCGATGGAGCAGTCACTGACGACCTTCCAGTCGCGGCCGGTGCCGTCCGCGATGCGGCGGCAGTCGTAGCCGTCCGCGGACGCTGTGTGGCGCACCGTCGTGCCGAAATGCCGGGCGATGACCTCCGCCGCTCTTGCGCGAGAGATTTTGGTCATCTCGATTTCGATGCCGAATGTCTGCGACTTCACTTTTGTTCCTCCGTTCCGCCGGGCGTGCCCGGCGCTTGATTTGAAACCTATCGGCTCCCGTGACCGTCCCCTGTGGAGGCGGTCGTGGGAACCGCCGGGCGTGTGCCCGGCGATTTGTAAGCTCACCATCTCTTCTGGATCGCGTCGATGACCGCTTCTTTCGCGGTGTCGGAGAGCTTGATGCTCAGGTGGTTGGTTCCCGTCCCTTCGCGCCAGATTTCCGTGACTTGCCACTTCCCGGCGTGGAAACGTGCGCGGAAGTGCGTGCTGCTCGGCATTCCGAGTTTCGTGTACTTCCGCGGGAAACTCTGCGCGCGGGGATCGCACTCGATTTCGGTGCCCTCCAGCGCCTTTTGTGCGATTTTGTGGGAATCCCATCCCGTGATTTTCCCTTCTGCGGCTTTGATCCATTTCTGGATGTCCGCCGTGTCGATGGTTCGCGCGGTGCAGCGCTTCTGGATTTCGTCGAGCCACGGCTGCAGCTTCGCCTCCGTCGCGGCGCGCTCTTCGTCCGTTGCGAGCCTCAGGGACACTGGTTTCCGTTCCGCCATTTTTGTTCCTTCTTTCCGGGCATGAAGCCCTTCTTGATTTAGGAACCGTTGTCCGGCTCCCGCGACCGTCCCCCGTGGAGGCGGTCATGGGAACCGCCGGGCGTGCGTCCCGGCGATTTGAAAACTCAGAAGTCCTTCGCGTTGACCCGCTGGATTGCCCATGCCATCGCGTGGCCGCCGTCCTCGAAGGTGTCCACCGATGCCGCGCAGAAATTCAGGCGGCATTCGATTTCGCCGGCACCGATTTCCTCCGGCGTTTCGACAAACTCGTAGATGGCCGCGACGAAGCGCCCTGTGCCGCAGCAATCTGCCATCAGGATGTGGTCGCCGTATTTGCAGACCAACCCGTAGCAGGGGTTTACGTTCATCGCGAGGTTCTCCATCGTGGTCTGCCGTTCGAAGCGGTAGCCGTTTTTCGTGGCGCTGAATTCGTTCATGTTCCTGTCCTTTCCGGGCGTGATGCCCTTCTTGATTTGGAACCTTTCGGCTCCCGTGGGCGTCCGCTGCTTGCGGGCGCTCAGGGGAACCGCCGCTTTGCGGCGGGTCAGGCGTTGCGAGGAGAGCGGAGCAAGAATGTCTTGTTCTTCGCCTCGATTTCGTAGGCGAAAAGCGCGGACGGATTCTCGCCCCAGTCGCAGCTGATGCGGGTCACGCGGGTAATATCTGAGAGCTTGCAGCTCTTCATCCGCGGCTGGCGCTGGACATACTTCAGCGCTGCGCATTTGAAAGCGTCTGGCAGGTCATGTCGGTGGCTTTCCCAGCGCGCTTCCCAGCGCGCACGGCGCTTTGCCTGAATGGCTCGGCCGGTTTCCGCATCGGTGTAGTAGTTCTCGCCAATCTGGCAGAACTCGATTTCAGAGAGGATTTCCAGATGGTGGTTCCAGATGGTGTTGCCCAGCAGGTCGAATCGGTCCATGCAGATGCGGTCGGTATTCCGGCCGACGATGAGTCGGATGCCGTCGGGCCTTTCGCCGCGACCAACGCTGCGGCCGAGCAGAACGCGGATGATTTCGTCGCCCTTGCTCAGGTCGATGTAGGCGATTTCGCCTTGCGAGCCATTCATCGTGGCCGGGTTGATTTGGTAGCCCTGCGCCAGCAGCCCTGCGACCGTCTCCGTGAAGATGCGGTCGATGTCCTGCTTCTTATAATTCATGGGTTCCTCCATTCTGCCGGGGTTGCCCGGCTTGATTTGGTAGCTTTTTCGGCTCCCGTGGGCGTCCGCTGCTTGCGGGCGCTCAGGGGAACCGCCGGGCGTGTGCCCGGCAGCGGAGCGGGTTAACCCTTGCTGCCGTAGCGGCAGCGCGGCATGATGTAGCCATTTGGGGTATCCCATTCGCGGCAGTCGCCCGCGGCGGGGGTGATGACGTTGGACGCGTAGCCGCTGAAGGACTGGTCGTACTTGCGGCGCTCATTCTCGTCGCGGCAGAGCTGGATAGCTTCGCGGCGGGTGATGCGCTCGGCGTTTTCCGGCAGCGCGGCAAAATCCTCCGGGCACTCTGCGTAAAGCAGGGTGTAGGTGTTGCCAAAGTCGCGGTAATAGCTGACAAAATACTGTTTCATGGTTGTTCCTTCTTTCCGCCGGGGGGTGCCCGGCTTGATTTGGGAACCGTTTCCCGGCTCCCGCGAACGCCCGGCGTCCGGGCGCTCAGGGGAACCGCCGCCGTGGGGCGGCGCTTGATTTGGAAGCATTAGGATTTTCGACGCGAGGCGAGAATGTGGTTGTACAAGGAGTCCGGGTCGTCGGCAAAATCGCCGATCCATTCTGAGCGGTGCGCGATGGTACTCAGATACTCCGCCTCCGTCAGCACCTCCGGCATCGTGCAGTCCTCCCAGCGGACTAAAAGCCGCCCGTCCGGGAGAATGTGCGCGTCCTCGACGTCCGGCCAGTGCAGGCCGCGCGCGAAAAGGCTTGCCGTCTCCGGGATTTGATAGCGCGGCAGCTTGTCCGTGAGCCGCTCAAAGAAGCGGCCACGCGCCGCGTCCAGCGCCTTGCAAAGGTCGCCTTCGGGGCAGTTGACCGCCCAGCTGAACGGAACGTCTCTTGCGATTCGGCAGGCGGTCTCGACGCTCTTGCAGAATTCGCGTGTTTCCTTCTTCATTGTTTGCCTCCATTCCGGGCGTGCGCCCTTCTTGATTTGAATCCTCTGCGGTTTCCCGCGACCGGCTGTCTGCCGGTTTCGGCCGGGTACCATCCGGCCATCATCAGGCGGGGTTGCGGCGGATTTCGTGGCCGTACTCGTTCGCCCACTCCACAAGGTCGTCTGCCGCCTCGATCGCCCGTCCGGCGGCATCGTAAAGTTCCGCCGTGCGTGCCGCGTCGCGCGGACGGGGCTTGTGCGACCGCGGCGTGAGCGCGCGGACTTCACGCGCGATTTCGTCCGCTTCGCGCGCGGCGTCGTGCGCCTCGAAGTAGGCCGCGTCTACCAGCGCCAGCGTCAGGCCCTCCAGCGGGTCGTCGCAGCCCGTCAGATAGGCTACCTGCCGGATTTGGTAGATTCGCCGCGCGATGTTGTCGCAGCGTTCGACGCAAAAATTCGCGCCGTCCGCGAGGGCTTCCCTGCGTTCCGCGATGGCCTCGTTCGCGGGGTCAGCCGTGGGGTTCTTGCGCATTTCCATTTTTGTCCTTCTTTCTGCCGAGACGCAGCCCGGCGGCTTGATTTTGCGGTATCCCGCGACGCCCGAAGGCGTTTCGGCCGGTTCCGCGTCCGGCACTCGTCAGGCGGGGTTAAATCGTCGCCAGCAGCCGTGCGCGGGAGAGGTCCCGCGCGGCGGTGCAATGCGGGCGCCCACGCCCGTCGCTACCGAGGGAGCGCGTGCGGTCCGCCGGGACGTACCACCGCCCTGCGTAGCGGAATGTGTCGCGAAGTGCGAGCCCCGCGGCCTTGCCGACCGCGTAGAAAACGCGGCCGTTGACGGTCATCGTGGCGTCGGTATCGATGGTAAAATCCACCGTGTCCCGGACGTCGCTCATCGCCTTGCGGAGTGCCCAGCGCCCCGCGCGCGTCTTGAGCCAGTCGTGCTTGCCCAGATAAAGGTCCATCTTTTCCTGCGTTGTCATGGTTTTTTTCCCTCCTTTTTCGTGGCCGTTTTCGGCCTTTCGCGGCGTCCGAGAGTCCGGGCGTCGGGAAAGACCGCCGCTTGCGCGGCGTGCCTTGTAAGGTGCTTTGCTTTTTCGGGGGTGCTGTCACCACCCCCCTGCCGATCCCGCCGTGTGAGTCCGGGCAGTTGCGTGCCGCCGCGCCTTTCGGGCGCGTTTCGCGTGCCGGCCGCGCTTGCGCGCGTTTCGCCATTCCGCCGCCTCGTTCGTCCCCCGCGGGGGGAGTCGGGGTGCTGTGCAGTTGTCAAGGTGCATGCCGCTTGCCTTGCCGGGGCGCGGGCTTGTCTGCCGCTTGCGGCGGCGTGGCCGTGATCCCTTCCTTTCGCGGCGGCGCTTGTGCGTCGCCGTCCGTCGTGTCGTTGTCGTCGCCTTGCGGCGGCTGCTCGTCCGTGTCGTGGCGGCCCTGCCGCCGTGCTTGTGGGGGCCTGCCGTCCGGCCTGTGCCGGTGGCCCTATCTGGCTTGTGCGTGGCGGCTTGCGCCGCCGGGGTGCTTGTGGCGGCCCTGCCGCCGTGGTCCGGGCGGCCTTGTGGCGATGCCGCCTCTCGTCCGTCCTTGTGCCATCACGATACCACTTTTCCCGGCGTTTGTCCAACGTCAAAAGCACTAACGATTTCGTTACTTTACTGTGCGTGAGCGACAAAAGTCAAAATATCAAAATGGCTGTTCTGCTGCTTTTCCGTGCCTTGCGGCGCGCGCATATAGTAGAAGCGCGTTTTCGCCGCGTCCGCGTGGCGCGTTGCGTCCCCGCCTTTCCCGCGCGTCGCTGTTCTTCTTTGTCGGAATGGCAAGCGCTGGACGTGGCGGCGCTGCTGGCTCTGCTGGCGGCTCTGCTGGCGGCTCTGCTGGCGGCTCTGCTGGCGGCGGCTGGCGGCTCTGCTGGCGGCGGCTGGCGGCTCTGCTGGTGGCTGGCGGCTCTGCTGGCGCTGCTGGCGGCTCTGCTGGCGGCTGCTGGCTCTGCTGGCGGCTGGCGGCGGCTGGCGGCGGCTGGCGGCTGCTGGCTCTGCTGGCTCTGCTGGCTCTGCTGGCTCTGCTGGCGGCTCTGCTGGCGGCTGGCGGCTCTGCTGGCGGCTGGCGGCTCTGCTGGCGCTGCTGGCGGCTGCTGGCTCTGCTGGCGGCCGGGCTTTCCCTGCCGCCGGGCGTGTCGTTTTCTTGTCTTTTGTGGCTTTTCGACAACGTTCGCCCTGCAAAACCGCGCGCTTTTTGTGCAAAAGGGAGGGACGGGGCGAATCGCGGGGCCGACGTCCAAGGGACCGCGCCCCCCTCACGCGCGAAACGCCGAGGGTTTTGAATGGGGGGTATCCTGAAAACGGGAAAAACGGGCAAATAGACGAAGGGGGTATTCCGGGACGGGCGTGTCCGCCCTATATACAAATAAAAAAAGAAGAAGAATTTTCCCCTATGGGTGTTGTCCGCCGGGTGTGTGTATTTTTACATGTTTGTTGTCCGCGTTGTCCGCGTTGTCCGCCTTGTCCGCCTCGTCCGCCTTGTCCGCCTATGGGCGTTTTTGATATATATATGGGCAATACCGCCTTAGGCGGACAACAGCGGACAACAGGTATGGGGGTGGGCGAATTTGTTGTCCGCCCTGAAAAGCCCGATATATCAAGGGTTTCAGGGCTTGGCGGACAAGGCGGACAAGGCGGACAACAGGGTGGTCAAATTCGTGTTCTTGTCCGCCGAAAAAGGGGTTAGGCGGACAACAACTCGTTTGGCGGACAACAAATTTTCGCGAGAATTTCTTGTCCGCCTGTTGTCCGCCAGAGGCATTTGTTGTCCGCCTGAAAGATTTTCTTGGGGATGTACGTGTACTTTTCATCTGAATGGTATACGCTTTCGATATGAAGGGGTGATGTCTGTGAACGAGAAGAAACCGCCGCTGGAAAAGACCGTTGTCAACCAGATTCGCGCCGCTTTGAAGGATGCGGGCGTGAAATGGCTGA